CAGGAATGGTTTTGATAAAAGAATTATTGAAGAGATGAAAACCAGATTCCCTGAGTCAAGGTTTGGGTTAAGGTTGCATGAAGTTTTAGATATAAAATGACTTATTCTATTGCAATGGGGGGGGGGAAATAGCCTTTATGCTCTTTACGAAGGGCTGCCACATTATAGTGTTATAACTCCTAACAACTATCATAAACATTACATGGATAAAAACATGCCACATTATAGTGTTATAACTCCTAACAACTATCATAAACATTACATGGATAAAAACATACCACATTATAGTGTTGATGATAAAAGGAGTAAATCAATGTATATTTCCCAATTGCTTCATACTCATCACCTTTTCAGCTTCGCATACCAACAAGTTTATGAAACTATAAATGGGAAACTTGCACCTGAATACATCATGATAGACAGTGGAGGGTATTCAATCCACACATTAGGACTTGACCTTACTATTGATGATTATATAAAATTCCTAAAAAAGGCCAGATACAAATATGCTTTCAACTTTGACATAATAGGCAATCCAGAACAAACCTATGAAAACCAAAAGTATATTGAAAGTCATGGGCTTGAAGTTATCCCTGTTTTCCATCTTGGAACACCATACAAACACTTACAAAGATACATAAATGAAGGATACAATTACATTTCATTAGGTGGGATGGTAGGTAAACATAATAAGATCAGAATACCTTTTTTAAATAAATGTTTCACACTTGGAATGAAAGAAGGAACTAAATTTCATGGCTTAGGATTAAGTCATAAATACTGCAAGGAGTATCCACTATATAGTATTGATAATAGTAATCACATAATGGTCCGTAGAAATGGGGAAATGAAGATTAGGGGAAGGAATATTAAGATTCCACGAGTACATGGTGAAACCAGGGAAGAAAGAAGATGGAATGATGCAGAGCCAGTGTTAATTCAATTACAGGAAAATATTAGGGAATATAAAGAACTTGTTAAAAAGAATTGGTTAAAATATCATAAATACTTCCAGGGAAAAGTTACAATAAATGAGGTTTTAGGATGAAACCTCTCTTAATTGTTTCCTGCGGAAGTAAAAAAATATATGATGATAACCCATCAACAAAGGAAATACCTTTTAAAGATGTTTATACTGGCACTTACACTAAAAAATTGATTGAATATGCCACACACACACACTATGATTTCGTAATTTTATCTGCTAAATATGGTTTTGTTTTTCCTGATGAATTATGTCCTGGTGATTATAATGTTAAATTCAAACCAAATGAACCAGAATCTAAAATAATAAAACTTCGAAGACAGGCACAGTTTAAAGGATTATTTAAATATAATATTATAATTTCACTTGCTGGCAAAACTTATTCTAATATTATTAAAAGAGTTTTTAAAAATAAGATAATCAAAGAACCTTTACATGGATCTATGGGTCAAAGGATGCAACAAATAAATAGGATGTTACAATGAAAACAGTTTTACTATTAAGTGGTGGAATGGATAGCACCACCTTATTATATTACCTTAAAAATAAAGGTGATGAAATATATTGCCTAAGTTTCCATTATGGTCAGAGGCATAGTAAAGAGTTGGAAAGTGCCACCAAAATAACAGAACTAACCAATACCTCTCATAAAATAATAGACATTACTAGTATAAATGAACTACTCCAAGGAAGTAGCCTAACAAGTGAAATAGATATACCCTATGGACATTATGAAGATGAATCAATGAAAAGTACAGTAGTGCCAAACCGAAATATGATATTGTTAAGTTTGGCTATTGGTTACGCTGTAAGCATCAAAGCTGATAATGTTGCTTATGCTGCTCATGCTGGCGACCATCACATTTACCCCGATTGCAGGCCTCTCTTTTTTGATAAGATGAATGAAGTATCATTGATAGCTAACTATGAACCAGTTAACATCATAGCACCATTCTTATTTTTAACTAAAGGAGAAATAGCAAAAATTGGAAAGAAATTAAAAGTTCCCTATGACATAACATGGACATGTTATGAGGGAAAAGACGAACCATGTGGTAAATGTGGGGCATGTATTGAAAGAAAAGAAGCAATGGAAGAAGCAGGTTTTTAAATCAATCTTCCTTTAAACATACACTATATAATAGATTATATCTACAACTATATAAAGTTATCTATAACATTTCAGAAGGTACAACCATGAAAGAACTACAACGCCACATAGATGCCTTTGAAATATACTTCAAAAAAAAACAAGAAGGCAACGACACAGCAAAGGCCATCACTTTAGCCAGTCAGGAGTGCAACTTTAGTGAAACTTCACTTTATACATGGAAGAAAGAATTTGATTGGGATGACCGAGAAGCCATAAGAGCAGCAGAAATCAATAAGAAAGTTGAAGAGAAAACAGACAGCACGATAATAGAGAATAAAACTAAGTACCTTTCTTTTTACCATAAATTATTAGACAAACTAAAAAAGGATGGGTTCAACATTGACATTAAAAGTCCAAGGGATTTGGACTTAGTGGTTAAAGGTGCATTGTTGTTACAGGGTGAACATACTGAGCATAAAGTCCGATTAGAAGCCACGCAAGAGGTTAAATTAGACATAACCAACCCTGATTTCATGGATGCGGAGTTGGAATTTGCAGATAAACTGATTAACCGCAGATTAGGCGGGACAACAGATTGACCCATCAATATCATGGCCAGTTAGGCTTGGTACGATGGGGAATATATATAAATCAAGGGGCTTGGATGCCCCGTAACTTTGACGTAGTGATCATCAAATTCTTACAATACGCCCTAGCAGGTAGAGTTAGTAAGTTGATGATTAGTGAACCCCGACGACATGGTAAAAGCACATTGATTTCAAGGAATTTTATATCCTATTTTTTAGCTCATTACCCCTGGGATGATGTGATCCTCTCATCCTACACCCAATTATTAGCATCCGAGTTCGGTAAGCAATGTAAGAACATATTAAAAGAATACGGCCACCTAAGCCCTTACAATGTCCGATTAGCAGAAGACAGTAAAGCCAATAACAAATTCAACCTACAAAAACCCTACACCGGCCGAATGCTAGCAGTGGGCCAAGCAGGTAGTATCCTAGGATTCGGAGCCGGACTATTCGTAGTTGATGACCCTATAAAATCACCCAAAGAAGCACGAAGCCGCACCGTCCATGAAAACCTACAAGAATGGATCATGGGAGTGGCAAAGACAAGCTTGGAATACCGTAAAAACGGATTACCACCTATTATGGTGGTCATAGCACAAAGATTAGCCACCAACGACCTACACGGCATAATATATGAAAACGAACCAGTGATTGAGGCACAGGAAGCCCTCACTATCCTAGACAATGGAGGAATTATACCACCTGATACATGGGTGAACATTAACTTCCCCGCCCTCTGCGAAGACCCCCACTCTGACTTGGTAGGTCGAAAGGAAGGGGAAGCCCTCTGGCCCGAAATGCGACCAAGAGAATGGTTGCTAGCAGAGAAAAAAGCAATGGGGTCATACCTATTCAATGCCATTTACCAGGGAAATCCTCAGGAACGGGATGGACCCGTGTTTAAGCGGGAATGGTTCCTAGATGATAAAGGCGACATCCTACCCTCACTCTTAACAAATAAAACAATATTACCAAGTAAACTCAATGAAATGAGATACTGGGACTTCGCAGCATCCGGTGAAGACGGGGACAACCTAGCAGCCACCCGAACCGCATACCACCAAGACCACCTTAGTAAAGATAAAATCATGACAATACGTGACCTACTACATGGACAATACAGCAGCAACCAAGTCCTCAACAGATTCACAACCACCACCATCAAAGACGGGAAAAACTGCAGGATAATGGTAGAACAAGAACCCGGAAGCATGAGCAAACTACTAATAACCAAATTCAGACGACTACCCGAACTAAACGGATACCCCAGGATATTAAAGGACAAAGTACGGGATAGTAAATTAGACCGCTCCTTCGACTTAGAAGTCATGGCTGAAACAGGTCGTATACGCTTTGACACGGATACAATGCGTAAAAAGACGATAATGAAGATAATCATGGAATTAATAGGTTTCACCGGTGAGGATGGCGGTGAAGATAACATAGTAGACACCCTAACTGGCAGTGCCAGGTACTGGGAGCGACCAAGACGGAGGATTAGAGTATAATGGGAAAAAAGACACCAGACGCATTTATAATCACAAAGGAGGATGGAGATTGGGATTTAGTCAGTAACTCTGTCCTGAGCCGATACGCTCTCAAATCAGATACAAGTCATGATGAGAGTAAACAGATACAAGGTGATGGATGGGATTATGAAGAGTTTTACGAACCATTATACGACCCCGAAAGTCTACTGGAATTATTAGAAGTGAACACCTACCATGCCCAGTGTGTGGATGTTGTAGCCCGGGAAAGCAGTGATAATGGCTGGACCATACAACACCTACCCGAACAGGAAGGATCAGAACATGAAAAAGACCAAATCAGAGAATTCGTCAAAGGATTAACCCCTAACCTGAACAAACTACTATACCAGCGTACCTATGACAGACGAGCCATGGGATATGGGGCGTTGGAAGTAATCCGTGAAGGACGGAGCAAAACACCCATAACCGGATTAGACCACATAGCCGCTCAGCACCTACGCCGTCACAGGGATGGTTTCCGAGTAAAACAGCAAATCGGGATGGAAACAGTTTGGTTCGTGATATATAACCGTAACAAAGTCGAGGGCAAACTGGTTGATGTCCATAAAGACACAGGGGAAATATACCCCTATAACCGGTTAAAACCTGATGAAAGAGCTAATGAACTACTCTGGCAAATGGATTACACACCCAAATCAAAATATTACGGATTAGCCAAGATAGTACCCGCAATACCCGCCATACACGGTGATACCAGCCGAGCCACCTACAACAACGCATTCTTCAAAAACTATGGAATGCCCGCCTTCGCCGTGACCATCAGTGGTGATTTTGAAGACTACGACAAAAGCCCAGACGACCCCGAATACGATGTAACACAAACCCTACGCTATAAAATCTCACAGCAAATCAAAGACGTGATGAAAAACCCGCACAGTGCCGTTACAATCCTCGTACCCTCCGAAGGGGAAGAGGGTAATGTTGAAATCAAACTACAACCCCTCAGCATCGATACCAAAGAAGCAGGATTCCGTATATACCGAAAAGACAATAGAGATGAAGTAATAGCAGCCCACCGAGTACCACCCTATCGGATAGGGATAAATGAAACCGGGAAGCTTGGTGGTGATAATAGTGAATCCTCTACTAAAATCTATAAAAACAGTATATTAGAACCCATCCAAGGAGATGATGAAAATGATATACAGATGCTCATTGAAGAAATGTTCCCCAATCCCGACTGGTATTTTAAGTTGAATGAAATTGATGTGTTCGATTTACTTAATGATCTCCGGGTTGCTGAAATCCTCTTTAAAAACGCTGCCATGACACCAGCGGAGATGAGGCGGTACTTTAGTGAGCGTTTTGGTTTGGAAAGTGTGGATAACAGTTACTTGGATGAATTTTATTTAAATAACACTCCATTAGAGCACATATGGAATCAGGAGGCGATGATAGACCCACCTGGAACGGATACTGTCCTGAATGGTTTAGAAGATGAATTAGCAGATATTATCGATGATGATGGTGATGGGGTTAATGATGAAACAAGGGATGAAACAAAGGATAGCAAAGAAGGTGCAAGCAGGAAGAACACTTTTAACAGGCTTACAGAAAGAATACGAAATGCGGTTACTAGCAGAAAAAGTATTAAGCACTAAATTACGATTATTATTCACATCCGCAGAGCGTAAAACCCTTAAACTCTTCCTACTCAATTTTGGCGACCCTGATGTAATAGCATATCAAGCCTATGAAATACTAACACCCTGGTTCGATATTGAAACCCGATACAACCAAACCATCCTCTACGAAACCACCAAAGCAATGCAAAATGGCCGTAAAAGCACCATCGACCTTATAAACCTCCAACGAGAACCACTGGGACAGTTACGCCAAGTTGATTTCAGCCCTGAAATATACAGTAATTTACAGAGACAGACTTTCATAGCATCGCAACACACCCTCAACCGTGTTAAAAACAATATAATGACTATTTTAAGTGATGGTTACCGTGATGGGTTGGGGATAAAAGAGGTTGAAAGAAACCTGATAAAAGAATTCAGTAAACTAAAAGGATATGAAGCCCAGCGTATAGCACGGACAGAGATAAACTCGGCTCAGAACATGGGTAATTATCAAACATTACAAGACTTTGACGTGAATTATCAGCAATGGTGGACAGGTCAAGACGCTAGGGTCCGTGACAGTCACAAAGAGATACACGGCCAAATCACCCGTGTCGGGAATGCTTTTAGTAATGGTTTACTCTATCCTGGAGACCGCACCGGTCCAATCAAAGAATGGATTAACTGCCGATGCACAGGAGTGCCATATCTGATGCCCCTTGGTTTCATGGCACCATTAGGAATGACCACATTCTATGAAACTGATATCATACCAGTACCTGATTTTAAAATACCTGAAATACGGATAAAACTTTAATTATTTCATTTTTTTCCAAATAACTAAAATTTATGGAGGTGAATTACTATTAAAAAACAAAAACACACCCAATTAGCCCCCGCATTCATCGTAGAGAAACACAAAGACCATGTCATCTTCACCGGTACTGCAATGATACCAGGCGAACCTGACTGTGACTACGAAAATGGTGAAAAAATATTCACACCAGAGGAAATAGCTGAATTCCGTGAATCCTACAAAAACTATGGAATCATTGACGAAGAACACACATTTTTAGAGAACAACGAGAAAGTAGGCGAACCCATCGAAGACTACCTACTACCAGGTGCAACAAAAATGACCAACATCCACGGTGAAGAAAGAGAATATCCCCGGGGTACATGGGTTGTTAAAACAAAGATAACCGACCCCGACCTGATGATAAAGGCAGAGAAAGGCGAAATAGCATACAGCCCCACCGTAATACCTGAAGAAAAAGCAGAGGCACTTATGGCAGCGAAAGGCCGCACCCTAATAAAAGACGTGCCCAACCCCGTTGTCTACACCCTCAGCCTAACCACCCACCCATGCATTGATAACAGTTGCAGCGTTAAAGCTGCGATAAAAGAGGGTCGTTCAATCTCAAAAGAGAATAAAACAATACTTGAAAAAGCACGTGACATTCTAGATAATCTGATAATGAAGGCCAGTGATGTTGAAGAAAATAAAGGTGATAATATGACTAAAAAAGATAAGAATGAAGAGAATGAAGAATATGTGACTAAATCTGATTTAGAGGCGTTTGGTGAAGATATTGTGAAACAATTAATCGGGAAAGCCAATACTGAAGCTAAAAAGAGAGATGAAGAGGCTAAAAAGGAAGATAAGCCGGGTAAATGTCCTAAATGCAAATCCCCCATTAAATCCTCATATAATTACTGCCCCAACTGCGGGGCTAAAATAGGCAAACCCGATGGAAAAGAGCCTAAAAAGGAAGATAAAGAAAAATCCGGTAAATCCAAAGCCATTAAAAACCATGACACCGGTAAACAGGATACTTCCTTCAAATCCGTTGAATTTTACAGTGGACGTGACATGAAAGGCCGACCAATTAAAGAATAAATAAAAAAATAATAGGAGTTGATATTTTATGTCAGCAGCACATAAAGCATTAGACGATATAGTTTCAAATAAAGCATCAGTTCTGGCGACCCAAACCTTTAACAAGGCAATATTAAACCCGGAACAGGCTGGTAAATTCATAAGAGAAGTAACACGTGATCAGGTGGTCTTGGCAGAAGCCAGCGTACCCACCATGAGGTCACATACAAAGAACTTGGATCGTGTAACCCTGGATGGTCGTGTCCTGCATTCAGGATATGATGAAGATGGTTATACCAGAGTATTAAGTGATGATGAGAAGGTTAAATTCACGACCTGGCAGAACCAGTTAGTAGCGGTCAAACTCAAAACCCAAGCCGAGATCGAGGATGATGAACTTGAAGACAACATAGAAGGCAAAACCTTCGTAAACACCCTCCTATCCCTTATGGGTGAGGGTATTAGTGATGACATGGAAGTATGGGCATTAGGAGCTAATAAAGATGAAATAAGCAGAGATGATGATGACCTACTCAGCACAACCACAGGATGGTTACACAGGTCCGCCTATAATGTCTATGATCAGACCATAGAGGATGGTGAGGATGTTGAAGCATTATTCAAAGCCATGCTCGACCTTATACCTAAGAAGTTCCTGAAAAACAGGAACAGCTTCAGATTTGGTGTTCCATTCGAGTATGAAGACTTATACAGGGATATGTTAGCTGCCCGTGCTACGGGGCTTGGTGATGAAACAGTCCAGGGATTCAGACCCCTCACCTATCGTGGTATCCCTGTTAAGCACGTGCCGTCCTTGGATGATACTGGTTTGCAGGAATTAACCGGCAGTCCCGCTGCTATGCTCTACAAACCTGATAACCTTGTGATGGGTGTTTTCAGGCAGATTGGAGTTGAACCAGCAAGACATGCCGCTAAAGAAATGACTGAATGGGTTGTGACCATGAGGGGGGATGTGAACCTTGTGAATGAGTTCATGAATGTTTCTGCGTTTCCTGAGCTTGAGGCTCCTGAGGGTTCTCCAGGTTCTCCAGGATCATAAAGATCCTATCTTTTATTTTTTTTGTTGGAGTTGATTAAATCATGACACTTAAAGATTGGAAAGACTTAAAACCAGAAGAGAAAACCCCCAGGGGCCAGTATGAACTGATTAAGAATGAATTAAACAAACAGGAAAAATCTAAAGCAAAAAAACCAGTCGTAGAAATCAAAGACAAACCCCAAAACACTGATAAGAAATGAAGATACCAAAAATCATTCATGGTATTTGGCTGGGCGGCAGATTACCACTTAAACTCAAAAACTACCGCCGATCATGGAAGCGACATCACAAGGACTGGGATTTTATCCTCTGGACTGAAGATGACATACTGGACCTGGAGAATCAAGCTCTCTATGACGATGCAAAGACTTACGCTGAGAAGTCTGATGTGGTCCGTTTAGAGATTCTCAAAGAATTTGGTGGTGTTTATGTTGATATGGACTTTTCATGCCTAAAAAACATCGAACCACTCATTGATGATGTGGATTTCTTTATAGTCCAAGACCTAAAGGTCTGGAAAGAAGATCATCCTAAATATGATATTCCTTATCTTAACAACGCTTTTATGGGTTGTACTCCTGGGCATCGGCTTATTAAAGGTTTGGTTGATGCTCTCCCCGGTTTTGTAGAGGGGAATAAGCATCATCATGTTTGTTTCAGGACGGGTCCCGGCTTCGTATCACAGTTACTTAAGGATGAGGATATTCTCCGATTAGAAAATTGGAAGATTAGACGAAAATACGCCAAACATCACTACGAGAACAGCTGGAAAGAAATCGAACCACAGCCCAGACACTGGCCAGAGGACTAAAAAAGTATGATAGAGTTTAATGATTACGGACGTGGCTTTAGTACAGCAACAGGGAAACCGGAGGCGGTATCATGGATTACAAGCCACATTCCCCGGAACGGGGGGATCCTGGATGTTGGTTTTGGATGTGCTATATACGCCAGATTACTAAGAAAACAGGGATACACAAACATTGATGGGGTGGATGTTTATGAAAACGGGGTTAAAGAGCTTAAATTGGACAAATATTACAATAACATCTTTATTAGTAATATTCTGGACTTTAATTTTGACTTTTATGAACTGATCATCCTTGGAGATGTCCTGGAACACCTCACCTTGGAGGATGCCCAGGCACTACTCGAGGGATGGATCCGTAAAAACAAAATGAATCACCTATTAGTCAGCATCCCCTTTCAATTAAAACAGAGCAGTACACACGAAAACCACCATGAAGAGCATCTACAACCAGAGATTACTCTAAATTACATGAAGACCCATTATCCTTACTTGAAACAATTATACTCCGCTGAAATGGAAGAAGTACCCGGTAAAAATATTGGAATCTACACCTGGAGGAGAACCTTATGACTTATTGCACAGCTGAAGAAGTAATACAACTAACCGGATTAAAACCACAACACCTCAGAGTAGACACAACCGCCGCTGATGGGGGAGTGAGTGAATTAAAGAGCATCATAGGAACCTGGATAAGCCAATGCGAATCGCTCATAAACAGCTATTGCAACACCAGCTTCGATGACGAGGATGTGCCTGGTGCGGTTGAAAATGTCTGTCTGCGTATGGCATCTAATATGGTTGCTTTCAGCCAAACACGCCGTGACACTCCTATTGTGAAGGTGGATGATTGGAAGGTGGCAATAACCAGCAGTGCTATCTTCACCAATGATTTAAAATACGA